ACAACAACTAATCCAGTACCAACTGAACCAAGGGCACCAGCAAGAGCAGTAAATGCAGGGGCTGCAAAGAAACCAGCCTGAGTTAAGCCGCGAAGTTTGACACGAGCTTTTTCTGCTTCTTTATCAAATTCTTTACCAAAAAGACCGACAAGTTTTTTCTTACCGCCGCCGCTATTAATTGCACGGCCCATGCCGTCCGATAAATCTTTACCAAACTTATCGCCCATTTCTTTACCAAGACCATTAAAAGCATCCTCGATGTCTGGGCGAATACGGTTGGTGAGAGCGCGGACAACAACATACGCATCTCCTACTACTGCCACGCTCTCACCTCCTCGTTAATTCAGTGGTGCATCAAGAACTTTGCCAAAAGGCAAAGGACTATCTGCATCCATTTCTGTTGCTGGTACAAATGGTTTTACAGGTTTTGTTACGTCTTCGGATGGGTCAAACGGAGTTAAGTCTCCGTAGAAACCATCGTCAGGAAGAGTGCTTCCATCAGCTGAGTATCCGCCTGATGCGGTACCACCTGACTTAGGCGTTGCATACTTGTAAGGCTTGCCGTACAACGTTCTATAGACCACAGAACGTGATTCCGACCTTGCTTGCTGCTGTTCAGCAGTAGAAACAGATAGGTCTTCTTCGAAGTAGTAGTGCAAAACATCTACCATCTCTGAAGCCTCCATTTCTTTTAGTCGTAGCCCGCTCACAAGTGCCTTCCCATTAACGTAGGGCCAGAGGTCTACTGCCCACTCAATGAAGGCTCTGGCTGCTGCGTAGGGCGGCTTGAATACTCCTCTACGAGCCATGAAGTGATATCACCCAAGGTCTCGACCGTGACAATTTTGTCAGGATTTTGTAGAAGGGCATCGAACCGTGTGTAATCTTCTGGAAGAAGAGTTAGTTCAAAGAACTTGCTGATTGTTCTAGCAATACCAGCACCGTCCTCTGAATCTGCATTACCTACAATGTCGAGAAGAGTTTTTCCCTGAATCGACGAGCGACATTTGAACTCTTCACCGTGTAGCTTGAAAGACAACGGGGCGGTATTAACATCTCCACCTGCGCCAAAGTCCTTAAATCGGTTTGTCATCTATATTCCTATCTTGTGTCTTTGACGCACTACGGGTGTAGTGAATCATCATTGCTATTTTACCGAATAATCCGACGCATGTTATCTGTAAGATAACGATTTGGACGGGTTCCGGGGTGTCTTACCATGTGCGTAAACACAGTCTGACCCTTAGTTTGAAACTTAAGGAGTCCTCCTTTTTGTTTAGGCACAATTAAATGGGGCTTTGACCCCTCATGGTGCAGCCTTGCATAAGACAAGTCTGAACCAATTCTTACATATTGACCTCTAGGGTCAGCGTAATGACGTAGATGAATAGACGCTCTAAGTGCTCCAGTACGGACACCTACTTGACGTCTAGCTGCTGCCTCGATTAAGCGGCCCTGCCTGATTAAATATCTACCAACTGGACCATCTTGACCTTTCTCAAGACGTTGCATTGCATTCTCACGAAAGACTAATTTTGCCATTATGGAATTGCCATTGTGATAGTTAAGCGAGTAGTTGTAAAACCACCTTCAGGTTGATTTGCATCAAGGGTGGCAATTACACCAAGACCAGGAAAACCTTGTTCTCCCCATGTATCTAGGTCGTTTACGCTTTCCATCAAAACCCACGCATCAAGAGCGCATACATATGCTGCTTCTTGAATATCATCTGCATGAGGGGCAGCACCATTAGCCTGTGTAATAGGCACGGCACGAGAGATTGAAATATTAAGTGTTGCACTTCGTGGGTCATTGCAACGGCGTGGCTCGTTTGCTTCGTCTCCAGGTGTACCAATGTACATTTGAATCATAGAGACTACTACCTGCTCGCAGTCTACGGCTGGTACACCAAAGGTGTAATAGCGACGACCTGGCAGAGGCATATTAAAAGAATCGTAAACAGTGATTACACGGTTAAGTACTTCTTGTAAAAAGTTAGCTAGATTTTTAGCGTCATCATTTACGCCAGTTACGTTGGCTATTGGCATGTGTCATTTACCTCTCTTGTACTACGCGATTGCAATCGGAGATTGCTTAGCTCCAAGCTGATAAATCACGTTTCCTGTTAGCAGGTTAATGACCTCATCAACTTCAGGGTTTCCTAAACTTGGACGAGATGCATACAGGTCTACTGTGCCTGGGTCGCGAGGACCAAGAACAGAAAGGATATCTGCATACGTTGCGCTTAGTCTGATTGTACCCTCTACAGAGTCGAAAGCAGCCGCGTTTTCCAATGTTTTAGTGATTGTGTTGGTGTAGTTAGAAATAACTGCGTAAATGTTCCATGAGTTGTCGTCCATAAGGAAATCTCCGCCAAACTCATTAAGATAATAAACTTGAGAACCACCAGTTGCATCAAAGTAAAGGTCGAAGGCAGAAAGCTCAAAAGCTGGGCTATGTCCAGTAATACGACGAGCACGTCCTGTATCTGGAGAGAATACTCGAGCACGAGCACGGGCCTTGTCTGGGTTGGCTGTTCTTAGGAAAAGGTCAACTGCGTAGATACCAGTCTTTAGTTCATCAATAAAGTCTTGATTATCTAGAACTGTGTATGTCACTCCCTGACGAGCAACAGAGGTAACACGCTGAGGCAGAGCGCAGGTGTCATCGTTTTCAAAAAGTTTAACTAGCTCTGTAGCAAGAATGCGTGCTGCTGCACGACCTGCTGATGGAGGAGGAGTTCCATATGTGTAGGTAACTTCTACATTTGATGAAGACCATTTAGCATTTGGTGTTCCGTAGAGCGTGGAATGGTCAGAAAGGTAGTATGTTGATGGGTCAATGATTTCACCATCAATGTCTCTAACTGTGTGGATTTCAACAACTTTGCGACCGCGGAGTCTTAGACGACTGTATGAAGAAGTTCCATCTCCCTGATAGTCGCGGTGTGAGTATCGGCCAAAACCACCATGTGGGATGTTCTCTACTTGGCCATTAATAAGAGTTGGGTTGTAGTTAAGACGTGAACCACCAGCACGAAGATATGGGTCATAAGCGGACACATAACGCTCTGTAACAGTTGTAACACCGCTGAACTTACGTCCAGATAGCCCCCAAAGGATGTATGAAGCAGTTTTTACAGCATCGTAGGCATAATCGGAGTCAGCATAAACACCAAGCTCTTCGACATCAGTCCAGAGATTGCTCACTACGTCACCTTATCCTTCTAATAGTAAAGGCGGGCAGAAGCCGAGTAGATAAACCACCTACGGCAATCTGCCCGCCCGAACTAATTACGCTGTTGGGTCCTCAGTTGAAGCAATGATGAAGTCAATTGCCTCGTCTGGGTTGTATGTGTCAGAGCCAGGTACGTTGTATGTATCTGTTGAACCTTGTGAGTCAAAGTCAGATACTGCTAGGTAACCACGCTGACGAACTGCTGAACCTACTGGGCTAACTGCAGCTGATGCGATGTCATCGCCAGCCTTTGCGTAGCGGAAAGTAGTTGGAGTAGGAACAGCTGTGATTGTGTATGTGCCGTTTAGAGCAGTTTCCACACCAGAGATTGTTACTGACTGACCAACTTCGTATCCGTGGTTAGTTCCAGTTGTAAGAGTTACTGTGCCAGAAGTGCGAGCCTTGTTGTTGATGGTCTTTGTAGACTCGTCAAACCAGCGGTAGAAGCCCTTTAGACCCTGAGGTGCCCAGTCTGTGCGTGCATAAGCGTATGGACGCTCTGTCGCAACTGGATACTCCCAACGGCCATCTAGACCTGCGTTAAATTCAATGTTTCCAAGGCCGTAACCTTCGAATGTGTTAGCAAGAAGACCGTTCTCAATTACGCGGTCACCTGACTGACGTAGCTTGACGTATGGGAATACCCAGTAGAAGTAAGGAAGGCTTGAAGCACGCTTTCCGTCCTTAACTGCAAATGACCAAACCTCAACGCACACGCCGTTGCCTGCTGGGTCGTCACCAACTGCTGGTGCTGCCCAACCGACTGACTTGTTGTCAGGGGATGCAAATGAGCCAAAGTTCTTGCGAAGTAGCAAACCACCTGACATAAGAGCTGTTAGCTCTGGGTCTGGGTCGCAAATTGCAATTTCCATGGTGATGCGCTTTAGAGTGTCAGGGGCTTTGTATGATACACATACAGTGCCGTCTGCTGACTTCTCTGTGATTTCGTCGCCCTCTTCGTATTCCGGGGTGAACGATGTACGGAGGAATGCAGAAGTTGTGTATGAGTCTCCTGCTCCGTTGAGTAGATTGCCAGCGGCGTCAAGTCGAGTGACTCGGATTGCAACGCCTTGGACGCTGGCTGCGTAGTCCTGTGTAGCCATTCCTGATGCTCCTTTGTTGGTTTCTTAGGCTTAGTCGCTAGGTAGTGTCACTCGCATGGCAAAAAGCATGCTTGGGTCTGCGTAGGCTGCCGCTGGGCGGAATGCCTTGATACGCATGTTGTTAATTGTAACATCTGCACCTTGACCCAAGTTCTCATTTACAATCTCGACTTTACCAAGATGAACCTGAACTGAACTAGTTGCATACATCCACTTGTTAGTTGCTGACGCTGTTGCGTTTGCATCTCCAATTGGACCGTTACCTGTATAACCAGAGCCAATAATGACGTCTGTACCTAGACGAGTCATTGCCCGTCCAGAATTCTCTGTTTCGCCCTTTTTGTAGATAAGACGTGAGCCAAGGATTGATGCCA